TTCTTGAAGTCGGGCTGTGCCTCGTCCTTCGCTAGTTCCCAGTATACCCAAACCGGCGGCAATATCCCACCCTGCAACGCACAAGCCATCCAGTTGGGATCCGGTATCATTACCTTGACACACTCATCTACGTTGTCCTCATAGACAACCCGATACTCAGACTGCACACCATCAAGGTTCTCTTTGGCCCAGCAGAGTCGGTCCCATAGATGTGTGCCTTTGAACTCTGGGGTCACTGTCATGCGAGTTCTCCTACTATTTGTGCTGTCATGTAAACATTGTCATAAGATGATCTTTGCCCTTGAGTACCAGAGACGGAGAAAGTACGAACAGTAAGCACCGAAGTAGTCGGTAAATTGGTCTGCACTGCCATGTGATAAAATCTAATCATGCCGACCGCCGAATAATACGCATTGCTCATGGTATTATTAATATTTACCTGAAAAACGCCCTGATCTACATCTGTCAGAGACGACGTATTAAAGCTGTCCTCTAAAGTTGCTGGGTCATTTGAAGAGTCCCATGTTGCCCAAACCTTTGTACTACCATTCACAACATAATTCGTATCCACCGAACCCGCAGTCGAGTGCGTCAGGGTATCTGCTTTGAGTGTTCCGAATGCCATGTCTTATCCTTATGGTTTCGTCGGCCATGTTACGTCATCAAGAGACGTAGCACTGTCTGTGATATCACGCAGGGCTTGGCGGTAGGTTGACATTTCCGATGTCATTGTTTGGTCAGACAAACCATAGTGGTCTGTATCAAGAAGACGTTGATTTCTTTCTGCACGAAGCATGTCTAGCTTTAGTGCATTCAGTAATTCTGTTTCCTTAGTGCCTACTGCTGTTGCATCCCAATCTACAACAGCCCCGTTTGCATCTTTTGCAACGGCATTTGCCCCATCCCCCGATATAGTGACAACATTGTCATACAGCGCATAGATTGCTTCATGCTGCATGGTTACCCTCCAATCTCCATCACCATTATTTGTGAGGCAGTCCGACCAGAATAGTCTTGGTCTTGGTCTGTCTTTCCTCGATTAATATAAAAAGTGCCGTCGTATGTGTGTCCTAAAGTTCCCTGCAACTTATAGGTTTGTTCTGACGTTGATGATGGGGAATCCAAAACAAACCCATTTACGTTTCCGATATCATAAGCATACGGAATACTGGCCGGTCGAAATATAGCATTGTTTCTTAGTTGCTCTGTGTTACCTTGGTCCGCAATTCCAATTGCCGTAGCCCCTCTTAAAAGTCGGATATGTATCGTTGCGGAGGTACTTTGAGATACGTTGATTGACCAAAATACAAGTATGTTACTGCTTGTAGATAAAGGTGTTATTGCCACTGACATGCCGGGGATATCGACGTAAGTGTCAGTGCTGGAGGATGTAAAACTACCGACATCAGTTTTTATTGTGCGTTTAACTTGAAGAACATGGTTTGGAATATACACCCCACCATTAGTCGTCTTCTCGTTGATGGTATCTACAAGGATGGTGCTCATGCGAGGTCTCCAAAGCAAGCTACATTACAATCGTCATGGTCTACGAGAGCCGCAGTCGCTAAATCAACACCTCTCATATTAGCTTGCGTTGTAGTTCTATACGGCGATGTTCCACTACCTTGCCAACCTGAAGAGTCCAAAGTTAGAGTGCCTCCAGAAGTCCCAGAAGCTGTGCCTGTACACTGAACAGACCAGTTCGTGTTAGCCATTGCACTAGACAATGTAATACCTTGCTTTCCGGCACCTGAACCATCTCTAACTGATGATATATTCAAGCTGTCGTTTATGCTGTCGGTGTTTGTAGCGTCATATCTTACCCACGCTTTCGCAGCATGTTGCTTTGTCAGCGTAGCTGCACCGCCGCCGGTACTTTGAATAGTATCTGCCCTCAACGTACTCATAGCGTCACCAATGTCCCGCCGCTTTCAACAGTCAGGGTCACGCCACTGGCTACAGTGAACGGGCCTGTCACGTTTGCGTTCTCGGTTGCAAGGATGGTTATGTCGGTAGTTAGACTCTGTGCGTTGGTGCGGAACAAACCGCCGCCCTTAAAGTTGCCCTTGTTGGCCGCTGGCGGCGTCACAGAACCTCGAGTCAGCCCTAAGAAGTTAATGAAGATATTGTTCGTTCCAGAGGAAGGTGCGTTTCCTGAACCAAACTCAATCGTAGTGGAGTTTGTTAGTGTGTAGGCGTTAGAATCCTGAACAACGCCATCCACAGAAACCAGGATGTCCTGAACGTCCGAGACCGCGTTGTCCAACGTGAACGAAGTCGTGGAACCGTTGCCGCTCTCCCGCTGAACTACGGGGATGTTTTCAAAATGTGTGGCCGGCCTATTTCCAGTGTATGGCACAATGCGCTCCTTTAGCTACTGATCGCATCCACTGCGGAAACCCATACATCCACAGAACTCGCAGCACTTGACTGAACCTTCAAAGCATCTCCTGATTGCAGGACAATTTTAGCACCACCATCCAAAACCTGTAGAGCTGACGCCGCCGGTATCGGAGCATCTTTAATTAAGAAATGGTCGTTTGAACTTACCGTTAAAAACACACTCACCGTAATTTGAGAAGTAGTGGTGTTAGCTAAGTTAATGCCAACCAATGTGTCGTTTGAGTCTGACGTATGTATCGCAACTGCTGATGTGCCTACGTTTCTTGCAATGTAGCGTTTAAAGTCCTGTGCCATTACCTTCTCCTAAAGGGCTATCGCCATTGCGATAGCAAATCCCGCTGTCGCTCCTGATGCTCCGCTTGACGCTGATGTCACCCTCCCATCAGCCGCTACAGTTATACTCGCGTTTGTATAGCTACCAGCCGAGACCCCTGAATTTGCGATATCCGTTGTGACTGACACATTTCCTAAGTTTGTCATTGGAGTAGCACTGGCGGTCACATCTCCAGTTAGCGTAATCGTTGGACTCTTTTCTACGGTGACGCCGCTCTCAATGGTGCCGCTAGACAGCGTCAAACTAGAAAAAGCGTCTACCGCCGCTCCAGAGCCATCCGTGTAGATGACCTTTGTTTCACCATTAGGAATCGACGGGTTGGTGCCGGAACTGACGATTTCAATCGTCTGGCTACCAGAGGTAGCGTTCTCGATGAACCAAAGTTTGGAAACTGTGCTTGGCGCAAGCGTAACCGTCCGCGTGGCTGTCAGGCTTACTCCAGAGGTGATCTTCAAGTACATGGCACGGACACCGTCCGCCGCGCCGTCCGCCATTGTGATCGTGCTATTAGCATCGCTGGCTATTGCTTCTGTGCCATAGCCAAAGGCATCAGCAATAAGTTCAAGATTTGTGTTGGTCGTCTGGCCCCAGGTGCCTGACTGTTCGCCGTCAGCTATCTCTTCAAGACGAAGATTGTTTACATATGAACTCGCCATTCATGCCTCACGCTGCTATGTCTTCCCAGTTATCGCTAACCCCTGTAGTGATAGTGCTCCAAGACGGAGACTGACTTGGCGACACAGCACTCCAAGATGGTGACTGACTCGGAACAATCTGACTCCATACCAAGACAGACCCAACTTGGCCTGTTCCGACTATACCAGTAGCCGGCACATTTGCCAATCCCGTGACAGTTGCCGAACCCAGTCCACTTTGAAGGGCATCTGAAGTGACCTGAACGTCTGCCGACGCAAGTGCAACAGCGGTTCCCTGCGATGCCGTCAGGCCAATGCCTGTAACATCTATGTTGTTGTTGGTAACTAGAGAAACTTCTCCAACAGATCCTGTGGCCTCTATTCCTGTGGCAGGAACATTGGCCTCGCCAACAACGGTTACAGAGTTGAGCCTTCCTGTGGCCTCTTCTCCCGTGAGAACCACAGTAATACCAATAACAACTGTGGTGCTTCCTACTTGGCCCGTGGCGTCTTCGCCAGCAACGGAAACAATGGCTTGAGCATCTACTGTTACAGAATCAACCTCGCCGGTTCCTTCTGCGCCGGTGACATCTATATTGTTGTTGCTTACAGGGACAACAGAACCAACTTCACCTGTGGCTTCCAAACCAGTCTCAGGAACATTAGCATCCGCTGTAACGGTTTCATCACCGACTTCGCCTGCGGCTTCTGAACCAGAAACCGCTACATCCGCCGCCGCTACAACAGTTTCATCACCAACGGCGGAGGTGGCTTCCTCACCGGTGACATCTATATTGTTATTACTTACAGGGACAACCGAACCAACGCTGCCGGTTGCCTCCTTTCCGGTCTGCACCAGAATCTGTTGAGTAGTGACGGTTTCATCACCAACGGCGGAGGTGGCTTCTGATCCACTAACAGCGACCACAGCGGCGGCGTCTACGGTGACAGAGCCAACGCCAGAGCTGGCCTCCAATCCGGTCTCAGGAACAACCGCACCAGCGTCTATAGTGACAGAGCCGACCCCACCCGTTCCTTCTACACCGGTTTGAACTAGAACTTGTTGAGTGGTGACGATTTCATCACCAACTTCGCCTGTGGCCTCTACACCGGTTTGAACTAGAGTTTGCTGAGTGCTGACAGTTTCGTCACCAACTTCGCCCGTGGCCTCTATGCCAGTTTGAACTAGAGTTTGCTGAGTAGTGACAGTTTCGTCACCAACCTCGCCAGTTCCCTCCACACCGGTGACGGCGACGTTGAAGATCACTCTTGCGGTAACCGAGCCAACTGCACCGGTCCCTTCGGATCCGGTAACAGACAGGTTCTGTGCGGTGCTTAGAGTAACAGTGCCTACAGCGGAGGTAGCTTCAGATCCAGTAACAGAAACAACCGCAGCGGCAGAAGTCTGACCGCCAAAGTTACGAAGACCAAGAAGGTTGTTTTCATTGTCCGCGTTATCGTCTTCTACGATAGCGCCGACTGGCACCTCTGAAACAAACCGCATACCCGCCGTTAGAGCGTAACTCTTCGCGTTTGGTTTGAGAGTATTGTCGGTTGTAGTGCTGGAGATAAGCTGGAACTTAGTCGGGAAGTCTGATCCCGTGTTGCTTGTCGCAAGCTGTATCGTGTCTACAAGTGTGCCGCTGCTGTTATAGACCTCGATGTTGCGGCCATTTGTACCCGGCGCACCCATGAAGCATACAAATTCTGCTGCTTCAATAAGGCGAAACTCGTGAGCAAAACAGCCCTCCGGTATAAAGCTGGTTTTTTCACCACCGTCACTGTCCGCGATACTGAATGCCGCAGAGGCTTTGGCCGTTTGGTATCTATTACTTGGCCCAGTAAAGTCTGTACCCGCAGCAAAATTAGTGTTGATTGTGCTTATCGTGGAACTGTTACTGGTTCCGTCACTAGCAAATCTTGTAAAGGTTTGTGCCGTTCCACCGTACCCATCAACCAAAACCGCTGTTGCACTGCCTGACGCAAAGCCGTAAAGGAAATCAGTGGTTGCAGGGAAGAGTGACCTACTGTCGAAGGACAGATCATCGTTAGCGCTCTTGAACACCATAATCGGAATATCAGAAAATATCGTATATTCAGGATCACTGGTATCGTCGCTGTAAGTTTGCGTTGTGGTTGCAGTGCTGCCAACACTCAAGGTTGTAGTCGATACACCGTCCTTGAATATCTCTACAGATGCTGTGCCAAACAAGGCTCTCATCTGAAGTCTTACGCCAAAACGAGTATTTCGTATACCAAAGGATGTACCCGCCCAAGAGGTCGGAACACCTACCGTTTCGTTGTTGGCATTTTGCAGCGTAATCGGCTTGTTCGCCGATATTATCTTGTTTTCGTAGTCAGACGCGGAAACCGCAAGTGTTCCACCTGCCGAACTTATCGTGCCAAGAGACACACCGTCAGCCGAAACTGTCGTGCTATCTTCATAAGCAATGACTGTAATATTTGGATTATTATCGTCATCAGGTACGAAATATTCGGCGTTGAGGGCGCCGCCTAGCTCTGGGTTGCCTTGAGCCGCAAATCCAACAACGGAAACCCCTGCATTCGCGGCAACCGTTACGCTACCAACCGAACCAGTAGCCTCTAGACCAGTCTCAGAAACATTGGCAACGCCGGTTACAGTTACAGAACCTACGCCTGATGTGGCCTCCAAGCCAGTTTCTGGGATGTTAGCTTCTGCATCAACTGTTACGCTACCGTTGCTTGCGGTAGCCGAAACTCCAGACGCAACAACAGGTAAGGGGGAGTTCCACGCCCCTTCGGACCATGAACCCCGACCCCAACCTGTTATGTTAGCCATAGGAGACTCCTACAGCTTACGCAATGCGGATGATTGCTTGGCTTGCGTCAGCCGTTGGGAACTGAATCGTAAAGTCACCTGCCGTGGAGGTCTTGTCTCCACCAAAAGCAAGAACGATTACTGCATCAGTTGTGCCTGACCCACCGCCACTAGTGGTGTTGTAGATCAACGCACCGTTTGCAGTGACAGTAGCTGTGCTAAATGTCAGGTCTGCAAAATCGGTAATAGCCGTGGTGCCACCACCTGGGATAGACGGCGTGACGTTAGTCAACGTACCGCCACCAGCACTATAACCCGTGCCAGACGCCTCATTTGAGGTAGAATAGTCTGTTGTTGCTGCACCAAGAGATGCAGAACTGGTAAACAGAGCAAGTTTGAACGTATGACCGCTCGAGTTGGTGAAATTGTGCTTACCTTGAAGCAGTTCCTGCTTGAAGGATGTGCACATCGCTTGTTGAATAGCCATTTAAAGCCTCCTTATTGCTTCAGCTAACTGCGGATGACCTGCATCCCTCAACGCATTATACACGGTTGTTCTATCACTACGAATAGCCTCCCGCATATAAAAAGCCACAACAGTTTCCATGTGCTTTTGAAACGCTCTGGCTTGATCTCGAATACCTGGATGAGCGGCATCCGAAACTGAAATTAATTTTGCTACGCATCGTTCAGCAACCTCTTCAGGCGTCCAACCACGAGATTCCGTAGTATGAACCGATACAATCGGAGTTTTTGGAACGTCTAGATCTAGCTTAAACATCAAGTTTTCTCTCTAATTATCAGACCTTCTCGGTAAGCATCCGTTGTCTCCAAAGCCTCACCGAAGTTTTTCAAGCGAATCAACGCCTGTTGAAACTGTTGATTGTAGTTTTGAAGAACGTCAGCCTCACCCTTCATGAAGGTGTAAGCCTCTATCAGGGAACCATACAACAGTGTCATAGGAGCGTTTGTACTTAACCAAGTGCTGCCGCTACTGGATTGAGCGGTTAAACTGGCAGGACGATAGGTGTAGTGCAACTCCGCTGTGAACGCCGCATTAGGAGTGGGCGACAACAGAAAGTTGTTGATGTCAAAGAAAGCGTAATACTTTGGAACACCCGTAGCACCTGTAGGATTGTACTCCTGCAAGTAGTTGACATCCTTATACAACAGAAACTCTTTGCTACCACCGTTAGTGATAGACAACGAATACGGCGCTAGAAAATCGCTAGGACATGTAAGAAACTGATTAGAGGATGTGGTCGTGCCCGTCTGATTCTTGCGGAAGAAAGTCAGCGCCACGCTCTTCAAGATTCGCTCTTCAGCCTCAACAATGAAGGTGTCTAGGTTATTTACAAACGTAGTCTCTTGATTCTCACAGTAGTCTTGAATCGTTTGTTTTAGTTCGCTGAATGTAAATGCCATTTAAACCACCACTGTGACAGATCCTACGCTGCCGGTCATTTGCGCCTTATCCACTGGCGGAAAGACGTTATTGCCGACCGGAACGAATACATGGCCCTTTCCTGTATCAGGTCTAGGGTCGCGAAGAGCTTGTGGATCAACGACTCTACGTCTCGGATCAAGCTGCGGATGTTTCTCTTCAAATTCATCAGAACCTACCTTCAAGCCATTCCATTCTACCCGCATGTCACGAAGACGATAGCGAAACCCAGACCGATCTGAGATTCCGTATGCGTCTTTGCCTGAAGCATAATTACCCATTACACCCTCAGATACTGGATGTCAGGCTGCAGCTTCAAAGACACTCGATCCTCGTCCTCGTCAGCGGCTCGTTGAAACTCCTCTTCATAAACATTTTTCAAAAGTTGGATACGCTCCGGCGCCTTCTTCAGAGCGATGTAATATGCCATGCCGGCAACCGCACAAGGCAAGAACCGGAAGGGCAACTCAACATTGTTCGTCAGTGCATCAGCATCTTCTATACGTCGTATGAAGTAATATACAATCTGATCTGTACTATTTTCCGGTGTCGGCCAAAGCGTGATCTGTGGCGTGATCTGCCGATTAAAGAAGAACTGAGAAGGGCGACCCTGTGTCGTTTTGTTAGGGATCGACAAGTAATCGCCACGACTCAGTCGAGTCAGATCAAAGTCTGTGTTACTGCGCCGTAGAACAACTTCAAGAAGATCTACAACATCTGCACCTAGAGTTTCAGTCGCTTGATTATTTGTAAGCGTTATCGTTGCTTGCCTGACCGTCCAAAGGTTTACCCCTCTGTTCGCCCAATCTGCAAACATCAGATTCATAGAGCGTCGAGCTGTTCGCGCATCGTAACCAGTGCGAACCTCTAGCCCACAACGCTCATACGCCTCTTCTATGATGTCCGAAACATCAAGATCAAAATCTCTAGAGTTAGATGTTGCCATATCAGCTTATCTCTTTGATTTGACCCGTCCGCCGCTACGGAAGCCGGCCTTTTTCTTTTTAGCAACCATCCCGCCGCCACGAAGCATTACCTTCTTGCGAACAGAACCGCCGCCTCTCATCATCTTCTTGCCGTTCTTCATTCTCTTCATTGCACCTGGCATTTCAATCTCCTGTAATAGTCCTGCCGCTGCTGATATAGAGAGGAACCGTCATAATAATCTTCACAAGTATTATAGTAGCCCTTCTCTCTCAACTGATCCGAAGCCTCTTGCAACTTACTTAACCGTTGCAAGAAAATCATCGCATAAGGCTCCTCGTCAGTCATCTCTATCTCATCGTCCAAAAGATCGTTGTCTTCTGCCTCTGGATGAAACCCCATTAAGAACATGTCCTTAGTAGCAAATACACCCTCTGCAATATCTTTGTTCATATCATCTAAAAAAGCATACATATCATCTAGTTCTGGGTAACAATGATCCACCAATATGATCACTTCCTTTGAGTCATCCCAGTCTTCAACAGCTAAATACAGGCTGTCCCACTCTTCCGTATCCTTAAACAAAAATCCTACCTTATCTTCGGCCCAAGCCTTACGAGCAAAAGGACAAGCTGGCAAACCGTTGTAGTTTTCGTTTGTCTTCTCTAAGACAGAGGCCGACCACCTTTTCAACTCTTGAATCACAGCTTCTTGCATCAACTACTTCTTCTTTCTTCTGCGCACAGCCTTGACGCGCCTAGGCTTGCCAGCAGGTTGACCCAGCCGTTTCTTCTGTGAAATACGAGACTTCTTCTCTTTGGAGGACAACTCCTTTGTTGTTTTGGGCGTCTTTGAAGAAATCCGCTTTGATGGGCGACAATAAGGGACACCACGTTTTTCTCCTTTCTGGCGCCCACATTTCTTGCCCGTGCGGACATCCTTCCAATCTTCCTTGAACCAACGCTTGAGTGCGAGTCCAGCTTTTGTCTTTCTAACCGCCATCAGGATTGCTCCACAGCGCCCTTTGTGCGCTTACGTCTTTTTGGCAAGACGGCTCCGCAACCTCTCGCTACTGCGGTTCCTTTGATCCGCTTGCCTCGAAACTTGCGCTTCGGTCTTGTCGCCGGAACTCGCATCAATAGGTCTTACCTTTGCGTTTAGATGAGCCAGTCTTTCTTTTAGACTTCTTACTCTTTCCTCCAGTTCCATAGTTTTTGGCTCCCACTTTTCGGCATTTAGCAATCGCTCCCGAAGCATACGCCGATGGAAAAACCTTATATCTTGCTTTAACCTTTCGGTAACATGCATCTTTTGGCACTTTAACCCCCTTAGTTGTTTGCTTGGCGATAGATCTGCGCGAGATCGTCATTGCCTTTCTCCGCTAGAAACGCCTGCCACATGGGTTTGATCATCTCATAATTTGAGGCGACCTTCTCTTTCACAACAGCAGTATCCGTCTTGAGTTCAACGATAGAAATACCTATCCAACCCAAGAACGCCAAAGTCGCACCACTAATGATTGTGCTTAGATTCTTCAACACCGCCACCTTTTCCTTGCCTGACAAATACGCTTGTTGGGCGTTTTACGGCAATTGATGTTATGCATCTTCATCTGCCCCTTTGAGCGGGAGCAATAAGAACTGCGGCGTTTCGCACGAGACTTGCTCGGCTTTTTCTCCGTTACAGCCGTTTGGAGCTTGCTGCCTGGATTCTTACGGCGATATGCCTTGACTCCAGCCTTGGTCATTCCCGCCCCAGCTTTTGTGGGGCGGAAATTCTTTTTGTTGCGCTTCGGCATCTTTGCGGCTTTACGAGCCATTACCCAAAGAACCCTGTGATTGAGGAGATGTTTGTCAGTGTGACATGACAGTCTTCCTCAAAAAGAATCCCATGGTCTGGGATGGTCACTTGCCGGTCATCAGACGTAGTGAACGCCATGCTCAACAGAGTCGTCCCAGATGCGCCGCCGTCTCTGACCACAACCGCAGGACTACCTGATGTTGCCGTCTTGACCACAAAGGACTTGAGCCGGCTTCTACCACCCAGCAGCGTGCCTGTTGAGGTGGCTGTCTTTGCTACGATTGTTCCTGCCATAACGGCCTCCTATTAGCTATCAGCGAATGGAGTAGCAATCGTGCCAGAACCAATAAGTACGCCTTGAACCATATACTCCGCAGTAGCCAGTGCAGTAACCTGAACATACGAGTTCTTATCACCACCTGTGGTGCTGCCATTGAGACTGATCACATCATTAGTCGCCCCTGGCTGGAACGCCTTGATTGAGCCGTTGTTTACTGCAAGAACAACAGATCCAACGAACTTGTCCGTGCCATCCGTCTTGATGTCCAGATCAGTAGCATCCGTACCAACGAAGAACGTATATGTAGCGCCAATCTCGTCTGATTTGATTGTAGGAAGAGTGACCGCACCGTCTGCGTCATTGATCTCAATGACTTTACCTGCATGAGCAGCAACAGTGAGAGTGGTCTCTGCGGTGATGTTTACAACAGAGTTTGATCCAGCATTGAACATCCCTGCTTGGGATACAATAGGACCAGAGAAGGTAGTCCGAGCCATGTCTATCTCCTGTCGTGGCTAGTGTCAGATCCACTTTGGACCTGTCAGGATACGGACAGGATACACGAAAAAAGGCGGAGCCGCAAATTGTACGGCTCCGAGTTTAGGGAGGAATCTTACATCGGTAAGGTTTTACTAGCTTAACAGAAAAAAGGGCGACTCGAAAGCCGCCCTTCGCCTAGTTGGAGGACTAGGATTCTTATGCGCCCGGCGAACCGAATACGCAACGCGGATCGGAGAAGCCGAAGCTGTAACGCTCACGAGCCTTGAAGCGCATGTTGCCGGTGTCGAAGTCTGCTTCCATCTGAGTGGAAAGCGGCACACGCTCAAAGTGTACAAAACCACGAGGTGCATCGGTCAGGATGAAGAACGCATCCGTATCCGTGAGGAAGTCGTTGACGGCATAACCGTCAGGCAGCATCCCCATGGAGCGAATTGCGTTAACATCGTTGTCCGCAGTACCCACACGCAGGTTGGACACCATTAGACGCTCGGCGATGAACTGAAGCTGACGAGGAATCACCAGCTTAGTACCGCGAAGAGCGACCTTCAGGCCACGCTCATCAACGAACCCTGCGATGCTGATCAGAGCGTCCTCAAGCGAGGTCTCGTTCAGGTCAGCGGCAGTGGACGGCTCGTTAGCAAACGTACCACCGTTGGTCAGCGGGTGTGATGCATCACAAAGTGCTACACCGTCACCGCCGGCAGATGCACCAGCCGTAAACGCATTGTTGAGAATGCTGGCTGCTTTAACCTGCTTGGTGTGAGCCATTGAACGAGCAAGAGCACGAGTGTAGCGAGTGGAGAGACGATCATAGAGATTGTCTTCCACGGCTTCTTCTGTGATCGAAAATGCCAGTGCAATGGTTTCGTGGTTGTACCGAGCAGTATACGCTTCGTTGGCATCGTCAAAGTTGACGGCGGAACCTTCCGACTTAGTCGGAGCGGCGCCAAACCCGGAAAGCATAACTTCCTCCTCAAATGCTCGATCTGAGGACTCGGTGGTGAAGATTTCGGCGTGCTGGTTTTCGTACCGGTTGTACTCCATGCCAAACAAGGCATTGAGACCAGGCTCCAGCTCTTTCGCCAGTTGTGCGCGAGAAATAGCCATTACTGAGCCTCCTTATACGCCGGTTGTCGAAACAGTGCCACCTGCGATAGCGCCATTGGCACTATTGAAGTGGTTGTTCAGACGCACGATTACGGGAATACCAGCTGCGGTGAAGTCCTCATTCTCAGGATCTTCTTGCCAACCCATGATACGCAGATTGAGCGTATTAGTAGTAGCAATAGTGCTAACCGCCAATGCAGCAGAGGAAATACCAGTAGTGGTAGAGCCAGAAGCACCGCTAGAGAAGTTAGCATTAGCGAAGACATGACCACGAAGAGTCGCCTTGCTGGTCAATGACGCATCAGATGCGATGGCGTACATCTGCATCGGATCATCATATACGAAAGCTCTGACGGGGTGGTTAGTGTCCGCGCCAGAACCAGGCCAGTAGTTGGAGAAGATTTTCTCGCCAGTGGTTGAGGATACATACTCACAACCCCAGAAAACACCAAGCAAACCTACAGTGCCACCTGCCGCCGCGCCCACAATGTCAATAAAACCTGTGGACAGAGGAATGACCGGGGAACCTTGGTAAATAGCATTGCTGTTGCCTGCGGCAATCTCATAGAGTGTGTACCCAGACGCACCGGTTGTATTGGCGTTCTGTCCTACCTTAGAAACAGGACGGAGGCCAAAAGAACCATTAGCATTTGCCATGGGTTTTGCTCCTTATCAAGCTACTCGGAGTCGCGCTTGCGTCCTCCGAAGGTTACACGACTTTGCCTTTCATTACTGATCGGCATCGAAGGATGCTGTTCCTTCATCAAGTCCTGGTCAACAGCCGTCATTTGTTCGCGGGTCCGTCCCCGGTAATATTCGGTTCTTTCCTGCGCTGTCTCTTCAGGTATACGGGCTAGCATTAACCCACCGTTACCAATCACACCGGCATGTTTGCCTTCATCAATAACCGCATACTCATGACCCGGATACTCGTCGGCTCTGACTGGTTCCCATCCCTCACGAAGTTTCGCGTGGACGTTCATTTTGTCTTCGTCGCCTCTGAGTGATGTCCTGATCCAGCGATGGCGGTATCCATCGGGCGGTGTCGGTGCATCTAGTCGGCTGGGCGGTGCCCAAGGTTTTCTGCGCGTTGCTTTTTCGCGAGTTTGTGTAGACCGTGGTTGTCTTGCGTCACTCATAACTTAGTCCTTTACATACTTTGCGTATTCTTCCAAAGGAACATTAAGTTTTTTAGCCATTGCTATCTGTGATGGTGACAACTTAACAGTCCTGCGCCCCTGTCTGTTGCTGCGAGATGCGGAAGTAGAAGCCGAGGCGACCCTTGTACTTCCCCCG